TCAGTTTTAGTGAATTAACATTGTTAAACATTTGAAGAAAAGTTATGTATGAAGTGATGTTTGTTATTACATTGTTAGTAAAGTCCTTATTTTAGTGGTATTTTTGCGCTGGAATGGTGTAACAATGTATAATAAATTATATCTTTAATAAATATATTTAAAATGGGGATATTATTATAATAGAGAATAGTGTATAGGTGCATAAATATGGATAATAATTCGCTTAACTCTAAGATTATCAAGGACTTACAATCCTACATAGACGTTTCTCAGTTGGTATCTGCTTATCAGCATCCGAATGCGAAGGGTAGGTTGTACGGTTATTCTGATGTATTGCGTGACGCTTGCGGTAAGGCATTCTACTGGCGTAACGGTGTTGTTTACGTGTTTGACGGAAGGGTATGGTTGCCTTATGATGCTGACGTATTGAAATATCTGATACGTGATGCTTTGGTAGGTGCTAGTGGTATTGGTGTTGAGACTGTGAAGGGAGATTGGATAACTTACGAGCGTAAGTTGTTCGGTTATGCTATGGATGGTATCAAGAGTCATGTGATGGGTTACAACAACGCTTTGGTTGGTTTCTCGAATGCTGTCTATGATTTCTCTTCTGTTGGTTCTCCTGAGTGTCATAAGTTTAGTGAGCGTATGCCTGTGACTTCTCTGTTGCCTTACAGGTATGATGAGGATGCTGCTTGTCCTGTGTGGTTGTCGTTTCTTGACAAGATGTTGCCATCGAAGGATGTTGAGGTGTTGCAGAAGTTCATGGCTTTGGGTTGTTGTGATCGTAAGAGTCTTGGCAGGAGTATCGAGGAGAGTTTATGGTTGATAGGTGACGGTGCTAATGGTAAGACGACGATACAGAACGTGATACGGCTGGTGTTTGGTGACTGGAACGTATCATCGACTCGCCTTGACGCTTTGTTAGATAGGAATATAGATGCGCGTATGCGTGCGATGGGTGCTATCGAGGGTAAGATATTCAATATGTGTGCTGAGATCAGCGGTGCTGACATCGAGAAGGGTAGTGATGTGTTCAAGTCGCTAGTCAGTGGTGAGCCTCAGGATGTTCGTGGCATAGGTCGTGACATACATACGGCCTACGACCTGCCTTATCTGATGTTCTCGATGAACCAGATGCCTGCGAACAAGAAGATGGACAAGGCTTTCCTGCGTAGGATGGTGAGGATAGACTTCCGTTCGTCTGTGAAGCGTGCTGATATGGACAGGTCGTTGCTGACGAAGCTGTCAGGTGAGCTTCCAGGTATCCGTAATTGGGTTCTGCAGGGATGGAGCAAGCTTGAGCGTGACGGGTTCAGCATAAGGAACAGTACACGTAGTGAGAAGATGACCGACGAGGAGGTTGAGATGTACATCGCCAACGGTCAGACGGTGGACGTATGGTTAGACCAGTGGGCTTTCTTGTCTCCTTCGATGCATGTGGGCCATGAGGCTGACGAGGTGGGTCTGGAACTGCGGAGTGTCGATCTCTACAAGGACTACTCCGACTACTGTGAGCATCATCTGATGTGTCAGCCAGAGACTGCCAACGCCTTCGGGCGCAGGATGCATGACGGGCTGCACTTCGAGTCCAAGCGTAAGGCACAGGGGATGTTCTACCGCGTCTATTGTGGTGTTGATAACAGGTTTAACGTTAAATAGGAAAGATTATGGAAGAGAAAAAGAAGAGATGGAGACCGTCGTTGACGGCTTACAGGGCATTGGAGAACGAGGTTAGCGAGCTGAAGGAGAAGATTTCCAGGCTCAGTAAGCGCAAGTGCTCCGATGATTGTGTCAAGGTGCTGAGAGACCATATCGAGGCACTTGAGAATGAGAACTCGACGCTGAAACGCTCCAATGAGCTGATGGAGAAGGGGCGTAATGTGCTCAACAGCGACGTGGCGACGCTCAAGAAGGAGAACGAGGCGTTATATGACGAGCTTCGTCTGCTGAAATGCCGCGGGTTCTGGTCACGGTTGCTTAACAAGGATTATTAACTTAAAGGATATTGTATTATGAGAGTAGGAAAAGAAGTACAGCGGCAGGTAATGGCCGAGGAACTGAAGAGACGCAAGGCACAGCCCCTGCAGATGAGTGCGGAAGACCGCAAGAAGATCTACGACGGACTCATGACGCTGCCCAAGGACAGGCAGATACCGGCACTGCGTTCGGCTGGGCTTGACGAGGAGGCAGACCTCCTTGAGCAGCAGCGTGCCGAGGAGCACCTTGAGGAACTGAGACAGGAGAGGCTCGACGCCATCAACGCACTCCCCGTGGAGGAACGCATGGTGGCACTGATAGAAGGCGGTTTCACCGAAGAGGCGAAGGTGTTGTCGGAACAGCTGGCCGCTGAGAAGAAGGCTGAGGAAGAGGAGACAGCCGAGACAGCCGAGGAACAGACGGAAGATGCTCCTGAGTCGGTTGAGGAGGCTTCAGAGCCTGAGGTGAAGGAGGAGGCTCCGAAGAAGAAAGGTCGTCCCAAGAAACAGAAGAAGTGATGGGCAGGGTAGAGTCGCTTGAAGCCCGCGTCACTGCCCTTGAGGAGAGCAATGATGCGCTCATGGGGGTCGTGAACCACCTCCTTGAGACGGTATATGACGAACGGTTCATGAAGAAACTTGATAAACTCGTGAAAAATGGAAGAAAACGGAAAGATACCCTTTAACAAGGCTGCGAGGGTTGGTAACTACAAGGTATGGAGAAGCCGACATAAGGTAGGGGACACCACAATCGAGGTTCTGAACGTCTCGACGCTCGACGGTGCTTGGATGACGCGCATACCATCGACACTTGAGATGTTCGGCTGGCTGTGCATGTCCTATTCTGACTATATGTCTGACGATATACAGCAGAAGGCACAAGGAGAGGCCGTGATGACAACCGTGTTCTCCAACATGCTCTATGTATCGAGCATCGGAAACGGCTACTACCAGCGTGCGCTTGAACTCTGCGCCACCGTCTATGCCCATCCGTCACTGTTGGATAAGAAGTCGAAGGAGCATAATGGCTTTGTGAAGGACGTGAACGCCATCATTGACATGTTCCTCGAATGGAGGAAGGGTTATGAGGAGAAGGTAAGGACGCTTGAGCCTACGGAGAAGGAATCCCGTCAGGATGATATTGCTGAGGAGGCTCTTGATATAGTCGCAAACAGTGATAATTAAAACTTGAACGCTTATGAAAAAGATCATTTCACTCATTCTGCTGTTCCTGACGGTTGTCGGGATAGTCGGAGGCATCGGTTACAGCATCTACCAAGGTGCATGGGTCATCGCAGTCGGCCTCGTCGCCGCTGGGTACGTGGCTTACCCGAAATGTGCTGAACTCGTCAGGAATCTTACCGAGTAAAGTACTGTTTTTAGGACAAAAAGAGAGGCGAGGATTAACTCCCCGCCTTTTTCCTTGCTTTGTCGATGAACGGCTTTGCCGCTCGTATGATCCCTTCCATCTCAATGGGCCGAAGCTCCTCCTTCGTCTTCCTGCCCTTCATGAAGTCGTTGTATGCGATGAGAAGTGGGCACTGGTGGCACTTGACGGGGAAGTAGAAGTTTATCGTGTCGGTCATCTCCTCCGTCTTCTGGTCATTCTTTCTCGTCAAGTCGGCGTATTTCATGAACATCTCACCTCTCTCCTTTGAGTTCTCAGGCATCTGACGTGCGATTTTGAGGATCTCCTTTGCCGTCATCTCATTGTCGATAAGCTCAACGTCCTGTGCGTCACCAGAGAACTCCAGTTTGCTTGCGTTGATACGCCTTCGCTCATCACAGAGGTTCTTGAATGACGGACTTGACAGCTTTTTCTCCCTCTCTGCCTTGAAGTTCTGTATGTTCATACCCATCATCTCAGGATATGCGATGGCATAGGCGTCGTTCTTCATGTAACCTATTGAAAGCAGGTCTGCGAAAACAAGATCACTGACTGAAACTCCCAATTTCTTGGCTTCTTTTGTCTTTTCTGCTGATAATTCCATATTTTCTCTATGTTTTACTTGTTAATATTGAATACTGGCACTGTAAAGCACTGACAGTGAGCATGATAGGGTGGGTAGCCTTCTACATCGTCTATCGGATGGAAGCCGACCATCGAGTCACATAACGAACAAGGGTATGTGCTACCTCTCAAGACGTAATATCCTGCAGCACCCTGCTCCTCGTACAGATTGTGATGATAGTGCATCCACGACATCTGGAGCGTTGTTTTCGCAAAACGGATGATATTGTTAGACTCAGAGTTAGACTGACCTCTTTTCCCCTTCTTTACGCCTCGTGTGCGTATGTACTGAGCCTTGAAGAGTGATGCGTTAGCGAAAGCCGACTGCATTCCTGGCATGTTGTAGGCTGTGTGTATGTTGCTTCTGATGACTGATACGGCTTTCGTCTGACTCATCTTCGCATTTGCAGCTGCAGCTATCATAGCCTCAAGGTCTCGTGAGAAAATCCACAGTCTGTCCTCAAGCGTCCGTCTCAGACCTTTATTCCCCCTTCCGAGAGCCAACAGCCAAGGCAGCAGCCAAAGCTTTTTCTTCTCATCCTTCGTACATTTCAGCGAATAGGATTCTGTTAGGTCTAATATCTCATCCTCAAGCTCGTCCAAAACCTGAGAAATCTCAGCAAACATCTGCTCGTTGTAGCTTGGTGAGAGGAGGAAGTTCTTAGCGTCAACACCATATTTGTATGCTATCTGCGTTATCTTTGCCGCAGCGTCAGCAAGAAGGGAATCTACAAGCGAAGCGAGTCCGTTTGCTGCACTCTCCCTTCTGAGCACGAACCGTTTTCCAGTCTGAACGTCCTCATCCGAAATCGGCTGATAGATATCGAGTAGCTGTATCTGTATGTCTTCTGCCATAATCCGTTCTAATTAAAAGTTAGCGGACTCCGAAATTTCAAGAATCCGCTAACGGGCTATATATGAAGTTAATGCGTGGTGTTCCAGGATTCCCAGTTATTTTCATTATTTCTATTGCCCCATTTATCAGTACCAACCGTCTTTGGTCTTCCTGCACCGCGACCAGTGGCAACACTTCCTTTTCTAACGGTTGCCTTTTTTTTCTTCTTGTCATCATTGCTGGTCTCAGCGTTCTGAGCCTTGATAACCTCAATCTGCTGTTCTGTCTGAATATCAGATAGTTCTTCCTGCATATCAATGTTAGCCTCGTTCTGTTGCTGAAGACGCTGCTCCTCGATAAGAAGTGTGTGCATATCATCATCATGTTTTTCCTTGAGAATTCTTTCCCATTCGTTAGGAGTAGAGTGATAGAATTTCTCAGATGCTGTTTGCTTTGAACAGAAGCCGTTCTGAACCGCAACTGACAGATTCTGAGCTACTTCCGCGTCATTGATAGGAATAAATGGCGAAATATAGCTCGTTATCCTCGTATTCATAAAAGCCAGTCTATGCTCGCTTTCAACACCATATCCCCATTTGAATATCTCGATAACATCTTTGATACACTCATCGTATTCTTGAGATTCAAGAAGGGCTTTGTTGTAAGAGTCGGAGTAAAGAAGCTTGATAGCTGCTGCAGGCGTGTCGCCCGATTTCAATTCGGGGGCTTTAACAACCATTGCGCCCTCGTATATCTTTTTTCTCAACTCGTCTAACTCAGCTTTGTATGCGTTTGAGGCGTCCTGTCTTTGCAGGAACTCAGCTTTTCCTTCTGATGGGATAAGAAGTATCTTTGCCGCATAGGACAGATCACCTGTTGCAATCTCTTCCATCTCTTTTCCGTCACCGATGAGTTGAAGTATTGGCAATCCAAAGGCTGCATTGCTTTGAGCAAGACGGCTCATACTTTGCTCATAATGCTCGATAAGTTCCTGGACTTGTGACCAGCAGGGGCCTGAATCGTTTCGCTTGTATGCCACTGGGATGCGGTTGAATCCGTGAGGCTTGCTGAACTCAATCTCATATCCGTCAACATTGAAGTCACCAACCTTCTGCTGTGTCTCGCTGTTGTTTCCGTTACCCTCAGACTTATCGACGAACCTGAAATAGTGCGTATTGTCCCATACGTCGATATAGTTTCTTGTCACTCCGTTGTCATCATAGTTCTGGTAATGACGTGCAAAGACCTCAAGTTTACCTGTTAGCTTATTGTAGTGAGGGTATAGTATGTCACCGTCGTTATATGAGAAAACCTTCCAGTAGAACTTTCCGTCTTCGAGTATTCCGACAAATGCACCGTCACCTGTTGACAGGACGGACTTTGCAAGGAAGTGCCACGCACGTTCCATTCCCTTATCTGCCCATCCGGCCTTGAACTGGTCGTATGTCTTGTAACCGCTATCGCCCTTGTCTATGTCAGCAAGGTCAAACTGAATGTCATTACCCGTGAGCCTCGCAAGCCTGTCGTCAAGTATTTCCTGCTGGAAGGGGAAAGCGTAACGTGGTATGTCCACCTCGTAGTACAGTCCGTCCTCGTCCTTCTGCATGTAGGACTTGTAAAGCTCCCTGTTGTTGATTGCGTGCGAGTCTGTGTCAAGCTCACGGATGAAGTCAGCCTGTGTCACCTCTATTCGGAACACCTTGTCGTTTGTCATGCTCCTTTCCGACACGCTTGTTAGTGCCCGTCCACTGATGCCCAGCGATTCGGGACTTGTCCTGTAGAACGGGCGTTTTGTCAACAGCCCTCTGAGAAGATTTCCTTGTGTTGCCATATCGTCTAGTTTTTATGAACTTATAAATCGTCTTGATGAGATAACCCTTCGGTGTACCATCCTGTTCTGCAGGAATGATGGTATGCTTACCGATGTGGATTTCAGCTCAAATATCTCCCGCATAAACAGAGCCTCGAAGAAGTCAGGCGAGTGTCCTACGCAGTCACGCTTCTTCATCTGCTCCTTCTGTATGATGCACCATCCCCTGTCAGCCTTTGACAAGTCCTGCTTGACGCACTTACGCTCAATCTGCAGTATGTCACGGAGGTATCTCATGTCCTTGCCCATCTTGTACTTCCTTCCGAGAAGTGAGTATTCAATGCTCCATCCCTCCTGCTGAGTCCTCTCAGCGAACTTGTATGCGCACTGTGACTTCTTGTTGTTGTAGAGATACTTGAACTTCGAGTCAACAGCCTCTTCGTTGTTGAACTTGACGGCTTTTGGGAATGCTCCCTTCAACACCTGTCCTACACCGTTTAGGTCGTATGCAAGGTTTTCCTCCAAGACACCCCATTCCTGAAGCTTTGCACGAAGAAGGGTTGGAGTAGTGTATAGGTCTCGCCTGCAGACGAACACGTCAGCTACATGCCATCCTATCCATAGCCAAGTAACGCAGTTGTCACCGCCGTCACCAGCAACGTCACAGGTGGCACGTCTCACTCCGTCACCAAGCATCTTTGCGTTTCCGTATATTTTTTCCATGTGGTACGGCTGTATAAGGTCATCGCTAGTCTTGATTACATCCCAGTTGCCGTCCCACTCCTTTGCTACCTCCTCTGGTGACTTATTGAGGATTGAGGCTATGTAGCCTGGATCGTTTTTGAGAAGAGCCTTATTCTCCTGTATGGAAGCCTTGATGAACGTCACGGACTTGACGGCAAAGGTCATCTTATCATACCCGAACTCCTCAAGTGATGGGTCCCATCTAGCGTCAATCTCGCTCTTACACTGCTCATAGACCTCTTCAGGCGTGTCTCCCCAGATGATACCGTCAACGGATTCAGCCGTACCCATGAAGCAGTAGCGTATAACCCCGTCACGCTCAGGTATCGGAAATCCCTTCCTTTCAGGGTGCATCTGTCCGTCTGAGTAAATCGTATCTTCCTTGCCTATCCACCAGTCAAGGAACGGTCTTAGCCATGAAAGCGGGTCGGGGTTGCATGTGCCGACGATACGTGAGCGTACACCGATGGTGTTTCGGTTGCTACCCATGAGAATCTTGAGATATTCAAACGGCATCTGAGGCAGCTCGTCGATACCGATGTATGCGTACTGCTGTCCCCTGTATTTTGCATCAAAGTCCTTCCAGTCCATGTCAAAGGTGTCAAAAGACATCTTGGCTCCTGTCTTGAAGTTCCATGTCATATCGTCCTTTGACTTGTTATATTTGCCAAGCTTGTCAAACCATCTGCGGCTCTCGTTCTCAATGTTGTCAAAGTCATCCTTGTTTTTACGGAAAAGGACTGAGTTGAAGTGACGGTTGTCTATGTCGTAAAGACCTTCCATCAGCATCAGCGCGGTATTGTGGTTTACCGTGAAAGCGTCAGTGAGGTACAGGTGGTCGTTACCAGATACTGTGATGCATCTGCAGTTCACCTTCTTCTGTGCCTTTGTGATTCTGATGATTTTCTTTGTAAAACAAGTGTCATCTGGGTTCATGGGGCATTTCTTCGGAAGCTCGAAGTTCTCATGAGCCTGCAGTCTTCTTGGCTTTGTTGCCCATACATTCCTGTCATCGGGAAATGTTATGTGAGCACGCCACATTCCAGCCTTCTTCGGGTCGTCGGTTATCTCGTAAACCCTTACCCATGCACCAAGAGAGCGTGCCATCTGTGCTATATCCTCAACAAACAGTCGGTTTGTCGATTCGTAGCTTGGATGATTATTCTTTGCCTTGCCAACCTTCATGAAGACTGCTCTCAGAAACTCCCATCTGCTCTCAGTAGATGCGAACATGTACTGCTGCGGGATTCTTACAGGATTTCCGTATTTCGTGTGTATGACTTTCAGTTTGTCGCTTCTCGTGAATCCAGTCAGGATATATTTCTGCGTATATCTGTTCTTCCTGATTCTATAACCGAACTTGCAAAGGTATTTTGCATAGAAGATTGAGCTTTTTTCCAGTGGTATGTCAAGATGGTCAAATCCACAGTAGCCGTTTGCCAACGCAAATCCGACAACGGCTGGGTATATGGGTAATGAATGAGTTGTCATCATCTCATCCATCTCCACCTCTCCGCAGATTGGTATCTCAA